ATTAACTTGTCATCACGTGCAATGGCTGTGGCAAACACAGACGCTAAAGCGTATTGCACAGCTAGTGAAAAGTAAGATGGAAAGTCTGTTTCAGGAGCACGGAATGTGTAGTCAGCAATTAAACTGTCAGCCGTTGATGAATCTGAAAACACTTTATCACCATAGATTGTATAGCTTACTTTATTATCGTTAACTGTTACAGCGTGTAACATAAGTAGATTGCTCGGTAGTTGATGAGCAATATCAAACCTGCCAGTTGGCACATCTGTTAGTTGATTAAGCGTTGCCTGTTCGGAAGCAAACCTCCAACGGGCAACGCATAATGATGAGCGAACGACATCTTCATACATGTTAGATGCAACCAAAGCTTCTGTTGTACTTAGTTCAAAAGAAGTAATTGGCTCGGCACCAATAAGCACAAGTGCCCTTGATGCCATATCCAACGCTGAATTAGATGCCGTTGATGCCATTAGTTATTAGTCGCTATCTGTTTCTGCTATTGCTGTACCATCAGATACATCAACGGCAGTACCGTTATTACTTAACACAGTGACAAAACTTGTTGTTGGTGCATTACTATCCACCACAAGAATAACGTCACGAACGTTAAGCATATTTGCTGCACCATTAAAATAGTTTGCACTATTTACAGTTGCAATAGCATCAACAGTTTGATAACCCCAGAGGTTGAATCCACTTCCTCCGGCTAATCGTATTAGTCCACTTGCTCCATAAGCCATGTAATATCCTCCTATCCGTTATTATCAAGGACTTCATAAATGCCGTTGTCGTCAATTACGACAGCACCCATGGACATCATTGATGTTGCTAAGTGTGAAACCTTTTCAGGTACATAGTTTAACTCGGTTGTAACATTCGCTCCAATACCAAGACCAACTGCACTATTATGATAGGCTAGGTTCTTACCACCTGCGATTGCTGACGTTGAGAATATGTTAAACCCTAAGAAGTTTTTCATAGTCATGCCACCTGCATACGGAAGACTTTGGTCACCGACATAATCAGATGATGCAAATTCCTCAATAAGAAACAAGTCAGCAAAACCTTTAGGATGCATAGCCAAATAACGACCACCATCTTCAGGTAAGTTTGCTGTGCCAAACGTTTCAAATAAACTTAACAAGTCTGCTTTTTCAACAGCACTACTTGTGTCATGTATCTGAGTTGAGTTAGCACCTGCATCCATTGCTGTTACAAGTATCTCGTCAGTCTTTCGACCTAAAGCTGAAGCAGCACTTGTTGCTATAGCTTGACGTTCGTCTATGTTTGTTTTTAACTCATCAAGTTTATCTATATACTCAGCGGCATAAAAGTCTTGAAGAGTCGCTTCGACTGTGGTGTGTGCCAACTCCATTGGAGTTACCATACCATTTCGTGATTTCGTTGAAGCAGAACCGACACCGATTTTTTGAAAGCGTACAACGCTTCCTGCGACATTACTTACGTTACGAACTGTGTTCATTAACTTTGAACCCATTCTTTGATAAGCCATGTGTACTTCGCTCTCGAACTGCTTGATAAAAGCTGTATCTATTGTATTAGCCATTATCAATCCTTTCCCTGCAAAAGCAGATTAGTTGTTAAGGTTGCTCTCGGTTATCTGCTCTTTGCCTCATCCAGTTATCCGTTAGGGCTGTCAGCGTATTACAGGCCGTGTATCTTCATTGAATTGCATAGATTCACTTTCCTGACAACGCACAAATCGAAGCACCTGATGCCCATTTATTTCAAATGAATTAGGCATAATCATAAAGCCAAGATACCCTAGCCACGTTAAGAGTTTTGTAATGTTCAACAGGGCACACGTTCTGTAATAAAAAGTATTGTTGTTGAAAGTAATCGAGGAAAGCCGGTGACCATTTAATAAATGTTTTAGGATGCTTGTCCACCACGTCAGAGCATAACATCCATATGGTGCCAACGAGTTCATGCTCAGGCACAACGCCAAACATCATAACAGGTTTATCATCCACAAGAGCCGTGTACGTTTCAGCACTACTGTTTTGTAGTGGTGACATCAAAGCACGCCAAGGCGTTTCTCCGGCTATCATACATTCACGTACATCCGTTGATCTTAGTTTGTGTTGAAGATAATGAGCGTGACTAGGATGTCCTTTGACAACCCTAGCAACTCCGTACTTACCCTCCCCCGTGAAGACGTTTAAAGTCACTGTTTACCCCTTCAATAAATGCAGTGTCACGTTTGCCTTGTTGCCAGTAACGTGGGTCTTTCATCTTAGCTTCAATGTCGGCTTGCGTTACCTGACCAGTGATCACTGATGGAGTAGCTATATTACTGCCTTTGGTTTGTTCAATGATATGCTCTAAGGCTTTAATGCCGGCAGATGATGAGCCTAGTTCAGCCACAGCTTCTTGCATGCCTTGGTCTGGAAAAAACTTATTCATCCATAACTGCACAGCTTCCACTCTCATGTTAGCGTTATCACCTAAGTCTTTACGCACAGCGTCTAAGTCAGGTTGCTTACCTGCTACAGCGTCAGCGTACTTTGCAATACCCTCAGCAAATTCATCTTGGCTTAATCCATTATTCCATGAATAGTTAGACCACCAATCAAGCAATTCATTATCAACGGCTTCGGTTTCATCAATCATTTCAGGTAATATATACTCACCAACAGTAGCCGGTCGTTCAGCAAACGCTTCGGTTTCCATCTCGGACATTAGTTTTGTTCGCAGTTCTTCTTCGCCTTTACCAAGCTTACCCTCTAATTCACTATAGGCTTTAGCCATATCAGCAGGGTCGTTAAACTTTTCAGGCAACCATTCAGGTCGTTCAACAGCCGGTGTTTCCACCTGCGTTTCTGTTGTTGCCTCAACTGGTGCTTCAGCTTGGGGTTGTAGTAATGTTTCTTCCATGGTTTATCCTCTCTGCATGTTGAATACGTTTAGCTATTAAAGCCACTAGATACCTTTGACCTTCAAGATGTCTGAGTTCTTCACTTGTAATGTTAGGTCCTGATATAGCTTCAATGGTTATTGATTTTAAATACTGCAACGTAGCTAGTCCACTCGGTGTGTTGAGTGTACTAGCTAGGTCGAGGGAGATTTTTTGATCTTGTTCTTGTGAACGAGGGTATCCGTCAACCCCCAAGTGTTTGGATGTTTGGGTTTGCATTTGGGTCTATTCCTGTTTGTTGTTGCATCTGTTGTGCCATCTCTACCATTTGTCTTCGTTCTCCTACATCACGAATTAAATGGTCTGGCACCCCAAATTTCTTGGCTAGATAGATTGCTGTTTCCTCTGAGGAGACAAGGAGATTAATGACATCAGGCCCAAACCTTCCTGCTACCATTTCAAGAAACCTATCTAGGGAAACAATGTCTTGATTTGATTGTGCCTGTGCCAGAGGGGAAACACTTTTTATCTTTACTTCTCTGCCATTGACAGTGGGTATTTCTATCCTGCCCTGCTTTGTTAAAAGATAAACCACACGTTGAAGAACAGGTTGAACCATCTCAGCTTGTAGTCTGCCAAATGCAGAACCAATCTTACGAGATAAGTCAGCCATACGTTCCGCTACCTCGGTAGCTGATGCAGGTGTTTTATTCGGGTCGCCAAGCATATCATTATACAAGGCTCGTTTAATATTATTTCTCATGTCATTTAAGATTAAGTTAGCCACATCAAAGTTTCCTGCAGCTCTTATTGGTTGCAGACCTTGAGAGTTAGGAGCCTTTGGTATAACAGTTCCCGGCACTAAGTTAATTGTGTCTACGTTAATAACCCCATCATCATCCATCTGATAGATACCTGATATAGCCATCTGTGCATTCTCAAGCACCAACTCTATTGTAAGGTTCGCACTTTTAATGGCACTTAACGCATTGACTGCAGGACCTCTTCCGTAAATTTCACCTGAGGCTTTACTCCAACGGAACGCTATAAAAGGGTTTGAACCAACCCCTGAGTATTCTTCTTGTAGTATTAATTGTTTATCACCGCACTCAATAACCATATAACTATAACGCTCAACGTTTGGTTGATCGTATAGCTTGCAGGAAACCTCCAGGATTTTACATTTACTATCAGGATACTTCTGTATTTTTTCTAATGTCTTTTCTGAAAACGTGCCACGTGGATAAGCCACTGGTAAGTCTTCATACTTTAAGTCACGCTCTCT